CCTTCGCCGTCATAAACGGCCCCGATGCTGGAAGTGTGAAAGGAAAACGAAATCGCGCATGAGCACCGTGAAGCTGTTGATCGTTGGTGATTCCGCGACCGGGGACATCCGGCTCGCCGGGCCGGTCACCGACATGCGTGTGATGTACTGGTTGTTGGGCGAGGCACGGCGGTTGGTAGAGCGCGAAGCCACGCAGCGCGAAGCGGCTCGCAGCAATGGCCCGCGGATCGTGGTGCCAAACGTCCGGACGCCCCTCCGTGGGTAGGCGGGGACGAATGTCGGCGGCGGCACTCGAGCTCGTCCGGCCGAGCCGGAAGGCAGCGAGGGACAATCGTCCCGCGGCCCCCCCCGACCTCAGTGCGGAGCAGGCCGCGGAGTGGGACGCGATCGTGGCCCGGTGTTCGGCCGACTGGTTCCCACGCGAGACGTTCCCGCTGCTGTCGCAGTACTGCCGGCTGGCGGTCTCCGTGCGGCGACTCGGGAAGGTGCGGGAGAAACTCGAGTGTGCGAAGCGATTCGACCTGACCACCTACGAGCGCGTCTCGAAGCTCCTCGGGCGGGATACGCAGCTGCTGGCGTCGCTCGCGACCAAGATGCGGCTGAGTCAACATGCGACCTACGACAAGAAAAAGTCCAAAGGCCCGACGCTCCCCGCGCCCTGGGAAGAGTGAGACGCGGGGTGAGCGCAACATCCGTTGGATCGAGAAGCACTGCCGGATCCCGGAGGGCACGTATGTGGGGCAGCTGGTGAAGTTGCCGAAGTTCCAGCGCGCGATCGTGCGGGGGATCTACGATTCTCCGACGCGGCGCGCGATCGTGTCCTTCGCCAAGAAGAACGCGAAGACGACGCTCGCCGCCTTCCTGCTGGTCCTGCATACCGTGGGGCCCGAGGCTCGAGAGAACTCGCAGCTCTACAGCGCCGCGCAGTCGCGGGACCAAGCTGCGCTCGTCTTCGACCTCGCGGCGAAGGTCGTCCGGATGTCCCCGGAGCTGTCGGCGCACGTGATCATCCGCGATACCCTAAAGGAGTTGTATTGCCCGGGGTTGGGCACGCGGTACAAGGCGCTGTCCGCCGACAAGAAGACCGCGCAGGGCAAATCGCCTGCCTTCATCATCCACGACGAGCTGGGCCAGGTGGCCGGTCCGCGGTCGGCGCTCTATGAGGCGCTCGAGACGGCGACGGGCGCCCAGGAGGACCCGCTGTCGATCGTCATCTCGACCCAGGCGCCCACGGACGCGGATCTGCTGTCGGTGCTCATCGACGACGCGCTGACTGGTGCCGATCCGCTGGTGAAGTGTTTCCTCTACACGGCGGATCTCGAGGCGGACCCCTTCGACGTCGCGACGATCCGGCAGGCGAACCCTGCGTTCGACGAGTTCCAGAACCAGGAGGAAGTGCTGGCGATGGCGGAGGCCGCGCGGCGCATGCCGTCGCGGGAGGCCGAGTACCGCAACCTGATTCTGAACCAGCGGGTCGAGCGGGTGAGCCCGCTGATCTCGGTCTCCGTCTGGAAGGCGAACGGGGAGGCGCCGGCCGGGGACTGGGGCGATGGCCCAGTCTATGGGGCGCTCGATCTCTCGTCCACGACGGACCTCACCGCCTGTGTCTGGGTGATGGAGCGGGACGGCCTGTGGCACGTGAAGCCACTGTTCTGGCTGCCTGACGAGGGGCTCCGCGAGCGCGCGCGGCAGGACCGCGTGCCCTACGACGTGTGGCACGAGCAGGGCTATCTCCTGACGACGCCCGGGAAGTCGATCGCCTACGAGTACGTCGCCCAGGAGCTGGTGCGCATGATGGAGACGATGGACGTGCGCAAGGTGGGGTTCGATCGCTGGAACCTGCGGCACTTTGCGCCCTGGCTCGCCAAGGCGGGGCTGTCCGAGGAGCGCGTCAAGGACGTGTTCGTCGAGTTCGGCCAGGGCTTCAAGGACATGACGCCGGCGGTGCGGACGCTCGAGACGGCGCTCTTGAACAGCGTCCTGCGGCACGGGAACCACCCGGTGCTGACGATGTGCGCGGCGAACGCCGTCGTGAAGGGCGACGAGGCCGGTGGCCGGAAGCTCGACAAGCTTCGCAGCCGCGGCCGGATCGACGGCATGGTGGCGCTCGCGATGGCGTTGTCGGTCGCGCATGAGGGCACCCCATCGCTCGGCTACGTGGACGAGCCCCTGGTGGTGCTGTGAAGCTCTTCGGCTTTGAGATCACGCGCTTCCGGGCGGAGGGGACGCTGACGCTCGATCAGCTGATCCAGCGCCTCGATGCCATGATGCAGACCATCAGTGGGATCACCGTCAGCCCTGACACCGCGATGGAGGCACCGACGGTGCAGGCCATCGTGCAGGCCGTGGCCGGCGCGATTTCGACCCTGCCCGTCCACGTGCTCCAGAAGACGACGAGCGGTACCCGAACGAAGAAGGAGCCGCTGCCGAACCACCCGGTAGCCAAGCTCTTGGCGGCCCCGAGCGACACCCAAGACCGGGTGACGTATTGGCTCGACGCCACGAGCTGGTTGATCCGGTACGGCCGACACTTCGCGGTGAAAGCGCGGGGCCTGACGGGCCCGATCCGGCGCTTGATCGCGGTCCCGCCGGGTCGCGTGACAGTGGAGCAGGACGACAACCTGCAGCTGCTCTTCCGGGTCGGGACCGAGCCGGAGCGCACGATGGCGCAGATGCACTATGTCCGCGGGCCCGCGCGCAACGGTTGGCTCGGGGATTCGCCCGTCATGGACGTGCGGGAAGCCATTGCCCTTGAGATCGCCGCGGAGCGGTTCGGTGCCGCCTTCTTCGGCAACGGCGCGATGCCGTTGCTCGTGTTCAAGTACGCCACCGGATCGTCGGGACATAAGAGCCCCGCCGGGCGGCAGCAATTCATCGACGAGTTTCAGCGCAGCCATGGTTCGGCGGGCAAGACCCTCAGTGCCCTGCTCTTGCCGTTGGGGATGGAGGTCGCGGACCCCATCAAGCTCGAGAACGACAAGGCGCAGTTCCTCGAGACGCGGAAGCTGCAGCGGAACGTCATCGCCGGCGCGTTCGGCGTGCCGCCCCACCTGGTGGGCGACCTCGATCGCGGGACCTTCTCGAACATCGAGCACCAGAGCCTCGAGTTCGTCCAGCGCGTGGTGCTGCGCTACGTGCGGATGTTCGAGGCGGCAATGGAGCGGGACCTCCTGACGCCGGAGGACCGCAACGGTGGAGTGATCATCCGGTTCAACATGGACGCCATTCTCCGCGGCGATTTCAAGTCGCGCCAGGACGGCCTCAACATCCAGCGGCAGGCGGGCGTGATCAACGCCAACGAGTGGCGCGAGCATGAGGGCATGAACCCGCGCGACGACGAGGGCGGCGAGCTCTACTGGGACACGGGGCCGTCCGGCCAAGGGACGGATCCGGAGCCTGAGCCCAAGCCGGAACCGGAGCCCAACGGCAACGGGAACGGCAATCGGCTGGCACCGGCCGGGAGGCATCCATGAAACGGAGTCCGTTTCATCGGAGCGCGCCGTCGTCGATCGTCCGCGCGAAGGACGACGCAGTCGAGTTGCTGCTGTACGACGAGATCGGCTTCTGGGGGATCACGGCCAAGGAGTTCGCGCAGGCATTGTCGCAGATTGATGCCGACACGATTCACCTGCGGATCAACTCCCCCGGCGGGGACGTGTTCGACGGCGTGGCGATCCACAACTCGCTGCGGCAACACCCCGCGCAGATCATCACGCACATCGACGGCCTGGCGGCCTCGATCGCGAGCGTGATCGCGCTCGCCGGCGACGAGGTCCGCATCGCGCCGAACGCGTTCTTCATGATTCACAACCCGTGGGGCGTCACGATCGGCGATGCCGATCTCCATCGGAAGATGGCCGACACGCTCGACAAGATCGCCCTCGGCGCGATCGTCAGCACCTACCGCGCCAAGACGGGCGCCGACGTGGAGACGATCGAGACATGGATGAAAGAGGAGACCTGGTTCTCGGCCGAACAAGCGGCGGAGGCCGGCTTCGTGGATGCGGTCGAGGAAGCGACCCCAGCCGAGGCGCGGGGGGCTCTGCCGTTCGACCTGAGCATCTACCAGCACGTGCCGGCGGGGTTGCGGTACACACCCCAGGACGAAGACGAATTGTCGATTGGTGAATTGCGCGACCTAGAAGCCGCCCTTCGCGACGAAGGACTCTCGCGCCGCGAGGCCGCTGCAGCGGTCTCTGGCTTCAAGAAGTGGCATCGGCGTGACGCTGATGCACCGAGCACACTGCCTCGCGACGATGGCGGTGCGGACCCTCGGCCGGACGCAGCACTCGCTGCGGCCCAGGCCTTTCTCGCCGACCTCTGTGTCGGCGCCATCAACACAGAAAGGTTCGCACACCATGGACAAGCCCGACACGTCGATGGTCGCGCTCACGCGCACCATCACCGAGATCGGTAAGGCGTTCGAAGCGTTCAAGGAAACGAACGACGAGCGTCTGGAAGCGCTGAAGAACGGCGACGTCAGCCGCGCCACCGAGCTGGACACGAAGCTCGGGAAGATCGAGAAGGACTTGAGTGCGTTCACGGCACTCAAGAAGACGATCGAACTCGAGCAGCAGGCGCACCGGGAGCGGATCGAGGAGCTCGAGGCACGGGCGAGCCAGCCGGGCAAGACCCCGTCGCAGAAGCGCGCGTCCGAGTACCACGAAGCGTTCACGGGGTGGCTCCGGAACAAGGGCCAGTCCCCGAACGACGAGCAGAAGCTGCAGTCGCTCGCCAAGGAGATGACGATCCGCGGCGACATCACGATCGGGACGGGCGCCCCGGGTGGCTTCGCCGTGCCCGAAGAGATCAGCCGCGAGATCGGTCGCCTCGAGCTGCTGTTCTCACCCGTGCGCCGGCTCGTGAAGGTGGTGCAGTGCGGCACCTCGGACTACAAGGAGCTGGTCTCGAAGCGCGGGACCACCGCCGGGTGGGTGGGCGAGACGGGCACCCGGACGGCGACGCTCACGTCGCAGCTCCGGGAGCGCGCCCCGACGTTCGGGGAGCTCTACGCCTATCCGCAGGCGTCGGAGTGGTCGCTGGACGACATCTTCTTCAACGTCGATCAATGGCTGGCCGAGGAAGTGGCCGACGCCTTCGCGGTGCAGGAGGGCACGGCGGTCATCTCCGGCAACGGCACGTC